GTGTCGGGAGCATCACAACGAGCTTCATGCGGATCCGCTGGCGTTCGAAGAAAAGCATGGTTCCCAGGTTGATTTAATTTTTCGTTTTCTTGATCACGCCTTTGCGACTGGCGTGCTCGGGTAAAAGAGGTGACTGATGCTCATAGAGTTTGTTTTGCCTTACCCGCCGACGGTGAACACCTACTGGCGACGTCGTGGCAGCACATATTTTGTATCAAAAGCCGGTGAGCGTTATCGCCGGGCTGTGGCGCTTATTGTTCGCCAGCAGCGGCTGAAATTAAGCCTGTCCGGAAGGCTGGCGATAAAGGTGATTGCAGAGCCACCGGATAAGCGTCGTCGCGACCTGGACAACATTCTGAAAGCACCGCTGGATGCGCTGACGCATGCGGGAGTGCTCATTGATGACGAGCAGTTTGATGAAATCAATATTGTACGTGGTCAGCCAGTATCTGGTGGACGGCTGGGTGTGAAGATTTACAAAATTGAGAGTGAGTGAGCGTAAATATGATATATCCGGAAATTACAGGCAAAAGCGGCGAACATTTACGCCTGAACACGCTGGAAGCAGTCTGGATCCAGGGGAAATTACGGATGTGGGGGCGGTGGTCGTATATCGGTGGGGGTAAATCCGGAAATATGTTTAACCGGTTACTGGTTTCGAAAAAGCTGACGAAAACAGCAGTTAATGAGGTTTTACGCAGAATGAAGAAATCCGGGCTGGAAAAACCGGAACTTGAGGCATTTTTTCGGGATATGACAAGAGGAAAGCAGAAGAGCTGGTTGTCACATTGTACAGACACAGAGGCGTTGATTATTGATCGCGTTATCAGTGAGGTGCTTGGGGAATATCCCGGGCTAATCAATGTTCTCCGGCAAAGGTACGAAGGACGGGGAATGAGCAAACTGAAAATGGCCGAAAGGTTAAATGCAGATCATCCTGATTGGTCGTTGGTTACGTGCAGACGCCGAATTGATCAATGGTTGGGGGTATCTGAATTTATGTTATATGCCCCCATGCGCATGGCTTTTGTTACAGAGAAAAATGTTGCAAACTGATCAATAAACTGCTTCAATCCGTATAAGCTTCGCAAAGCTGTATCGCGAGGCGAAATGCAAGTTTTTTCGCACAAGGAAGCCACCGGAAGGTGGTTTTTTTGTGTCCGTAATATACAGCAGCGCAATAAATTCGCTGGTGGTTATTAATACCGTTCTTTCAGCTTGCTGGCTTTTTCGACAAGAGTTATTGGTGTGTCACGTTAACCGGAAAAGGGAAAAAGGCATGCTAAAACAGCAGGATATGACCGAAACCGCCAGAGTGGTGTTTAATGAATTAAGCGTCACCGAACCGGCGACCGTCGAGGAAATTGCGCAGAACACTTATCTTTCACGCGAACGCTGCCAGTTAATACTGACCCAGCTTGTTATGGCGGGTCTGGCAGATTATCAGTTCGGTTGTTACAGACGCCTTCCTCAGTGAAGGCTTTTTTATTTGTGGTAATGGGCGGCTGGTGGGTGTTAGCGGCACCTGCCAGCCATCTGCTCATGCGTTGGGGTCACAAGCAAACCTCAGGCCCATCTGCTTTGCGCAAAAGCGGTATGAGCCTATCAGAGAAGTGCTTATTGATCTATGGCTAATACTGTAAAAATATCCAGTTGTGAGTTAATCAACGCTGATTGCCTGGAATTTATCCAGACCTTACCGGAAAACTCTGTCGATCTGATAGTCACAGACCCGCCATACTTTAAAGTGAAGCCCGAGGGCTGGGATAACCAGTGGAAGGGCGACGATGATTACCTGAAGTGGCTGGACCAGTGTCTGGCGCAGTTCTGGCGGGTGCTGAAACCTGCCGGAAGTCTTTACCTGTTCTGTGGTCATCGCCTGGCATCTGATATCGAAATCATGATGCGTGAACGCTTCAGTGTGCTGAACCATATTATCTGGGCGAAGCCGTCCGGACGCTGGAACGGATGCAACAAGGAAAGCCTGCGGGCGTATTTCCCCGCCACAGAGCGCATTCTGTTCGCGGAACATTATCAGGGGCCGTATCGTCCGAAAGATGCCGGGTATGAGGCGAAGGGCAGGGCACTGAAACAGCATGTGATGGCCCCGCTGATTGCTTACTTTCGTGATGCGCGCGCTGCCCTGGGGATAACGGCAAAACAGATTGCAGATGCCACAGGAAAGAAAAACATGGTGCCGCACTGGTTCAGTGCCAGTCAGTGGCAGCTACCGAACGAAAGCGATTATCTGAAATTACAGTCGCTGTTTGCCCGGGTGGCAGAAGAGAAACATCAGCGCGGTGAACTGGAAAAGCCCCACCACCAGCTGGTGGATACGTATACGTCACTGAACCGGCAGTATGTGGAGCTGCAGAGTGAATATAAGCATCTGCGGCGGTATTTTGGTGTGACGGCGCAGGTGCCGTACACGGATGTGTGGACACATAAACCGGTGCAGTTCTATCCCGGGAAACATCCGTGCGAAAAACCGGCAGAAATGCTGCAGCAGATAATCAGCGCAAGCAGTCGTCCGGGTGACCTGGTTGCAGATTTTTTTATGGGCTCAGGTTCAACGGTAAAAGCGGCACTGGCGCTCGGGCGTCGTGCGATTGGCGTTGAACTGGAGACCGGACGTTTTGAGCAGACAGTCAGGGAAGTTCAGGATTTAATCGTTTGAAACGGATGAGATTGCAGAATTAATTACGCACCATTATTATTCTGCTCCCGGCCCTTTAGCTCAGTGGTGAGGGCGAGCGACTCATAATCGCCAGGTCGCTGGTTCAAATCCAGCAAGGGCCACCATCACATACCGCCATTAGCTCATCAGGAAAGAGCGCCAGCCTTCGAAGCTGGTTGCGCGGAGTTCGGGTCCCCGAAGGCGGTCCATTATCTGTATCCTGCGTTGTTAGCTCAGCCGGACAGAGCAATTGCCTTCTAAGCAATCGGTCACTGGTTCGAATCCAGTACAACGCGCCACACTTATTTTCCCTGGCTCGCTTTTGTGGGCCTTTTTTTTAAATGTCTCACAATTCAGGCGGTTGACTGTTGTCTGGTTTGCGGGGAGTTTGTTAAAAGAAACTGGCATGGTGAATCCCCCTGTGCGGAGGGGCAATCAGCGAGTAGGTATATGGGATAATCGCGGATTCAGGTGCTGGTACTGAATTCACCGGGAGGCACCCGGCACCATGCAATGGCACATAGCGCCACTCTCCAGCCCCTCTCCGGAGGGGCTGTTTATATTGATTTTGTCAGATGTGAGTAAACTCCTTATGGACTTTGTTGTTTTAGCCCATAAGGACATATTTGCAGAGTGCAACGGTTATTAAAGCATTCATTCAATACGTTATCTGTATTTGTAGGGCATTCCTGGCTGTTTTTGATTAAATTCCAGAATGTTTTATTGAATGGTACTACGTTGTAAATGGTTACAGGTAGCACTTTGTTATTGAGCATGATGCCTGTGTGAGTCAGTGTAAATATACTTTCAGGAGGTAAGAAAGCATCCGATTGATACCAGATTATTAATTTTATTTTACTCCATATGACTGAAAAAGATATTCCGCATGATGGCTGGATAACTGTATCAATCACAATCCACTTCATTTAGTTTCCTTGTTTATGCCTTGCTGGTGATGTTCTGAAAAGTATAAATGATATTTTTGATTGTAAACCATAGAGCAGAATTATTTTTCTGATGTTGTTTATTGTTTATTTAAATGCAGGGTGGTTTATATCTCGTCTTGTAGTTTATCCATGCATATCTGCTTGATGATGAGGTTTTTATTTAAGGTATGGTTTTGTGTTTTTTCTGTATTACATGTCAGGTATTTTAAAGAATCATTTTTCAGATGGTGGAAAGAACCATGGCATTTAAACACTATGATGTTGTCAGGGCGGCGTCGCCGTCAGATCTTGCGGAAAAGCTGACACATAAACTGAAAGAGGGCTGGCAGCCGTTTGGTAGTCCGGTGGCCATAACCCCTTATACCCTGATGCAGGCGATTGCAGCAGAAGGTGATGTGGTGGTCAGTGGTGCAACTGAGCCGGATTGGTACTACGTCATCGTACTGGCCGGGCAGTCCAATGCCATGGCTTACGGTGAAGGGCTTCCGCTGCCGGATTCATACGATGCGCCCCATCCGCGCATTAAGCAACTGGCCCGTCGTAACACAGTGACTCCCGGTGGTGAAGTATGCGTATTTAACGACATCATTCCTGCTGACCATTGTCTGCATGATGTTCAGGATATGAGTACGATTAACCATCCCCGGGCTGACCTGAGCAAAGGGCAGTACGGCTGTGTCGGACAGGGCTTACATATTGCCAAAAAACTGCTTCCGTATATCCCTAATAACGCGGGGATCCTGCTGGTACCATGCTGTCGTGGTGGTTCGGCATTCACCCAGGGCACGGAGGGGACATTCAGCGAGTCCACGGGGGCCAGTCAGGATTCGGCTCGCTGGGGAGTGGGTAAGCCGTTATATCAGGATCTGCTTTTCCGCACGAAGGCAGCATTGCAGAAAAACCCGAAAAACGTTTTGCTGGCGATATGCTGGATGCAGGGGGAATTCGATATGACGAATGCCAGTTACGCCCAGCAGCCAGCAGCATTTCTTGCAATGGTACAGCAGTTCCGTGCTGACCTTGCCGGGCTGGCGGCGCAGTGTCACGGTGGAAGTCCGGCATCAGTCCCCTGGATTTGTGGCGACACGACATACGCGTGGAAACAAGAACACGGTACGCAATATGAAGTGGTATATGGTGCATATAAAGGTAAAGAATCCCAGCAGATTTATTTTGTTCCCTTTATGACCGATGGTAGCGGAGTTAATACACCGACAAACAACCCGTCAGAAGATCCTGATATTGTCGGGTCTGGTTATTACGGTTCGGCATCCCGAACGAACAAAAACTGGGTATCATCAAATCGCCCGACGCATTTCAGCTCATGGGCGCGTCGTGGCATTATTCCCGATCGTATGGCAACTGCTATTCTGAACGTAGCCGGTCGCACCTTAGCCTTCATTAGTGGTAAGGCACCGGAAATCAAACCCTCGCCCGGCGGCGACACGCCATCGGGGCCGTCTGAAGATGCATCCATACGCACAATCTCCCTGTTGCCGACAGCCGGAGACGCTGCTGCGCAGGGCTGGAGCATTAAGAATGGCGGAATTCAGTTGTCGGGTGGTGTATTTAAGATCGCCAAGCAGAGCAATAAAACCTGGTCCCTGACGCGCCCGGTGGATGACGCAGTCTCCCTGCTGACACGGGGTGGCAGACTGAGCTGTAAGTTTCGACTGTCAGGCGCACTGACCAACAACCAGTTCGGTCTGGGAATTTATCTGTATACCGATGTAGCGTTACCTGACGTCGTGGCGATGACCGGGACTGGTAACCCGTTCCTGATGTCGTTCTTCACCCAGACCACAGACGGCAAACTGAATCTGATGCATCACAAGAAAGCCGGAAACACAAAGTTGGGCGAGTTCGGGAATTACAGTAACGACTGGCAGACGCTGGAGCTGGTGTTCACCGCCGGCAGTGCCACGGTTACTCCGAAACTGAATGGAGTGGCTGGCCCGGCATTCCAGGTCATAAAAGACAGTCTGACAGTGGGACTAAATGCACTGACGCTGACGGATATTACCAAAAATGCAACGTATGGCGTTGAGATAGAAAGTCTGGTGCTGGAGATAAATGCACCGGCATCATCATAAAAAGTGAGCCAGCCAAATGGAAGGTATCGTTAAACTCACCGGTAGTGTCAGTGGGTCGTCTGAGACGCCTGCATGAGTTATCAGAGCCATCAGTACTTAACTGGTGGCTTTTTTATTGTTGTCAGCTTCCGGATAACGGGAGACGGGGTATGTACCAGATGGAAAAAATCACAACAGGTGTGTCATACACCACGTCAGCGGTGGGAACGGGCTACTGGTTCCTGCAGTTGCTGGACAGGGTTTCCCCGTCTCAGTGGGCGGCAATAGGCGTGCTGGGGAGTCTGCTGTTTGGGCTGCTGACATATCTGACTAACCTGTATTTCAAAATCAGAGAGGACCGTCGTAAGGCGGCACGGGGAGAGTAATTCAATGACTCAAAACTATGAACTGATTGTGAAAGGGATCCGCAATTTTGAGAATAAAGTTACGGTAACTTTAGCGTTACGGGACAAAAAACGCTTTGACGGTGAAATTTTTGACCTGGACATCTCGCTGGACCGTGTTGAAGGTGCCGCGCTGGAGTTTTATGAGGCAGCAGCCAGAAGGAGCATCAGACAGGTCTTCCTGGATGTTGCTGCCGGGTTATGTGAAGGGGATGAGCAGTCGCCGGAAAAGCGCCCCGTAATTTTAGAGGCGCAGAATGTGTGGATAACCTACAAAGGAAAGCTACCAGGAAGAATTACTGGTTCTCTGAAGACTCCTCCGGAATCACAACCTTAAGTCACTGACCAGAACAGATAAACCTGTCCGTGGGCAGAAACCGATAAATCCTGATAAATATCCATGAACGCAAAAATCAGATACGGCCTGTCGGCTGCCGTTCTGGCACTGATTGCCGTCGGTGCGCCCGCGCCTGATATTCTCGACCAGTTTCTGGATGAAAAAGAGGGTAACCACACTACGGCATACCGCGATGGTTCCGGCATCTGGACCATCTGTCGGGGGGCCACGATGGTGGATGGAAAACCCGTTTTTCCCGGTATGAAACTGTCGAAGGAAAAATGCGACCAGGTCAACGCCATTGAGCGTGATAAGGCGCTGGCATGGGTGGAGAAAAACATCAAAGTGCCATTGAGCGAACCCCAGAAAGCGGGGATCGCGTCATTCTGTCCGTACAACATTGGTCCCGGTAAGTGTTTCCCGTCGACGTTTTATAAACGAATTAATGCAGGTGATCGCAGGGGAGCGTGTGAGGCGATTCGCTGGTGGATTAAGGACGGTGGCAGAGACTGCCGTATTCGTTCAAACAACTGCTACGGTCAGGTATCCCGTCGTGACCAGGAGAGTGCGCTGGCGTGCTGGGGTATCGACAGATAAGCAGAATATTTTGCTGAAAAATAAGGCATGGCCACGCGGGCGGATAACACGAAATCCTGCGAACTG